AGGGCGGCCTCCCGCACGTAGCCTTGCACGGTCGTCAAATCGCGGAGGTCAATGATCGCCGGCGTGAAAGCTGGAAGTCCACGCCCCTGGTCAACCGCAAGCGGTTCCCGGATAAAATCCATGTCCCGAGCCGAAACGTCGCGATCATCCGCAGGAGTCTGCCCAAGGATCCGATAAGCAACGGGGCGCCCGTACTGGTTAAAAATCACCCCGTTGTACTGCCGAAGCCCTTTGTACGGTCCGACCTGCACGACGTCCGCGCCGGTGCGGTCGCCGATAGCGTGCCAGGGAATGATTTGAAACTGCGGGTAGCCGTCCGGCGTTTCAGTGTAAACGCAAGCGGAGTCTCCGTCGCGATCCACGGCGACGCTTTGCATGAAAAGTCCCGTCTGGAAATCATTGCCGTCGATAAAGGCGACCTCGTAAAACTGCCCTCGCAGCCATTCCTCGGCCACCTTGCCCCACGCCTTGTCCGCGCCTTCAAACTTTGGAAGCCACGAGCGCCCCACGGCAAACATGGATTTGTCATTGATGGCTCCAGCCACCGGACCGAAGTTCCAGTAAAGTTTTTGCGACGCGGAAACGATGTTGCGCCACTCTCCAACGGAAACTTCCTTTTGCATCCCGCCCGCGTGGGTCCCCCAGTATGGGCGGTTGCCGCTCCATCCCCCGTTGATCATTCGATAGTGCCCGGGCATTCCGATCCCACCAGCGTGCGCCGCGACGGTCGGTTTCTTGAAGAGTTTCAGGATTTTGTCGAGCATTAGCTGAATATGGCTTGGGTCCGAGTAACAGGGGCGCAAAGTCCGCGCGCCTTGTGGTCAAGCGCGAGTTGGGCAAAGGTCAGAATCTGCATTGGGTTCAGATTGGAAGGGACGGAAAACTGAAAGCTGGATCCGTTCACAGAGGAGGAAACCAAAACACCCGAGCCCGCCTGCACTAAATCGAATTGACTGTCCCGCAACGCCCGGAGCGCCGCAACGTCGAGTTGCAGAAAAACTGAGAGGATAACCTGGGGCGCCGCGATCATGCTGAAGTCTTAGCTGTCAACCTGCCCCTTCAGAAGCCCGACCATCATTGCCGCCGCGACCTGCATTGCTTCACAGTCCCACAGATGGTTGTGGGTCCGCACTTTGACGTATCGCATTTTGACCTGCTTGGTGGTTTTGTCCACGGTGTCACGCTTCACCTCCGAGTTGATTTGATTCAAATACCCCTCAGCCCCGTTGTCGCTGACATCCTGAGGGAATTCCCAATGGGGCGCCCCCGCAGCCCGGAGTCGGACCAGTTCGTCTTTCACTCCTTCGTTCGACCAATAAATGTAGCGAGCGTTCCCCCCGTTGGGTGCCTGCGCCATTTTTGCCGGAGAGAAAAACCGTTTAACCTGAGTGCGTCCGTCCCCGTGGTTGAAGCCGTCGTAACCGGATCCATGCAGCGCGGTCCAACCGTACCGCACGCAATCGTCGTAAACAAATCCCGTGAAAAACTGCGCGTCCTGAAAGGTCAGCTTGTCTTTGACCTTCAGCCGTTGCTGCAAATTGCGAATCGATTCGCTCGTTAAAAGTTTGCCCTCCCAGATCAGCCGGCTCGATCCATCCGCCCGCCACGCCCGACAAAGCGCCCAGAAGTGATCCCGCTGGCGGTCGACTGTCAGAAATCGGGTCATCTCCCCGTCAATCGCTTGCCCGTCAATAAAATCCCCTTTGGAATAATCCGAGGCGGTCAGGGAAATTGCCGGCGCCTCCGAAACTTCCTTCCAAACCTGCGCCAGCCGTTTTTGCAAAAATTGCCTGAGCGCTGAAAAGTCGCCGCGGTTTTTAAGTTCCTGAGCTTTTACCCATTCAATCACCAGTGAACTCCACGGGATCCAGTAAACGGAAAGCGCAGACCAGGTAAACGACGCCGCCCCCGCGACCGGGTTGCATTCCTGCCGCTCGTACCGCCCCCGCTCCGCCATTGCCCTTCGGCCTCCGGTGGTGTCCGCGGTGACGTGTTCGCAGTGTGGGCAAACGTGCCGGACCGATGCCGTGAGCGCTTCCCAGTCCCATTCCCCCGACGCGGTCTTTGTTTCGTCGTATCGGATCGAGGACCACAACATCTTATGCCATTTGCCGCACGCTTCGCATACCGAGCCCCACTCGTTGAGGTCTCCAGCGTCAAAAAACGCGTCGGCGTCATGCCCTTGGTCCCAGCCCTGCGAGATCCCGATCACCACCGAGTTCCAGCGGTCGTGGGTCCGGCGGACCGCCTCTCCGATCATGCCGTCCCTGTAGCGCCAAATCTCATCCATCCAGACATATCGCATGGACTTTTCTTGAAGACTTGAAAGGTTTGCGCCGGCCAAAAACAAAGGCATGTGCGGGAAAAGTATGCTGGTTTTCCGTTTTTGGTGGCGATCCTTAGGAAATAGCTTTGCCACCGGCGGGCACGCGTTGAGGACAGGAATCAGTCGAGTCTCGGCAAAATCTTTTGATGTATCGTCCGACTGCCCGACAAGGAGCATGCCCCCGGGCGCCTCGGCGACGACCCAAGTGACCAAAAGCTCAAGGAGCGTCGTCTTTCCGCCCCCGACCGGCGCTCGGATCGCAATCTGCCTCGTCGCTCCATCCGAGAACCGCCGAATGATTTCGTTAAGCCACGGCGCGATCCCGGGGTCAAAGTTTGAGGACCGCGCCGAGTGCGGCAAGCGGACATTGTCCCGAAGCCACTCGATGGGGTCGCCCGAAAAGCGGCGCTGCATGCCGGCTGCCCACGCGTCAAATACCGTTGCCTTCATCCGCCTCCAGTCGCGCTTTGCCTAAAGCCTCGCACTTGGCTTTGACCTTATCAACCAAAAGGTCAATCCGTGCCAAAACCTTGTCCCGAATTTGCGTCTCGGTCAGTCCTGCGAGTTGTCCTGGTACGTCATTTGCCAGCGCATACAGCTCCGCGGTAAACGCGGCCACGGCGGCGATGATGTCTTCCCTGATTTGATTTGCGGACATATATTCCCCTTTTTCTCTAGAAAGTCGAAACTGCAAAAGCTCAGCTTCAAGTTTAAGCTTTAGATGTCGGGCTGAATTTAAATCTGGGGGCGCCTTGGATCCTTGTCCTAGAAGTTTGTTGCGCTCGCTGTTCCATGCGTGTAATTCATCTTCGCTTTTGACAAGGCATCCTTGTTTTATTTTTTTGTCAGCAGCTTGTCGTGAGATTTTTAAAACTTCAGCAATTTTTTCAGCTTTAAAAAAGGCTGGCTGAATTTTTTGCGCTTCAGTTTTTAAAAATTCTTTTTCCTGTGTTGTTAACGCAATTCCAGCAGCTTTTTTGGCTGCAAGTTCTGCGATTTTTCTGTTATTTTTCATCGGGTTCTTTTAGCAATTCCGCGATGTCGTAAATCTGTTCCGGTTCTGTGGCTTTTATTTTGGAGCCATATAATCCCAGAAGTTTGTTTAGTTCTTTTTGTGCTGAAATTGCTGTTTTAAAGTCTTGGACCTTAAGTCCATTTAAGAAAATGAGGTTTAACCTAGAATATGCTCGCCCAATTTCCACATCAGGGTTGAAGTCTGCGAGTGTTTTGTAGTAGGTCAGGACATTTTCGAGCGCTTCAAGGCTTTGGGTTTCATTTCCTCCTTGTTCTTGAATTTTTGAGCGAATGTCATTAAGTGATGCCCCCGCTGTTGCAAGTTGAAGTGCGGTTTCTGTGAAATTCATTTTTCAATTATTTCTTGCATCCATGTTGCGTGGAATTCTGAAACGATTTTACTGCCGGTGACAAGATTTTGTTCGATTCGTGGGTTTGCTGTCAGGTTTGCAGATCCTTCCATTGTAATGGTGTGATTTTTGGAAATAAAAACTGCAACCTTTGCGTGATTCTCTGAGCATTTTAATTTTTGCCCTCGTTCTGCAAGTCCGTTTGCCAATCTTGCGTAGACTGCCGGCTCTCGTCGTTTAAAGTACAAGCCCGAAAGCATCCATACCTTTTCAATTTTTTTACTGTCTAGCAGTTCGAACAGTTCTTTGCATGTGTTGTGATTGAGGGTCCACGTTGAAATGTATGCCCGGCAAATTGGTTCGTTGATCATTTCGACCAAAATTGAAACAATTGACCAATAATCGAAAGCCCCGTTTGAAATGGTGTGAAAATACTCTCCTTCTGTCGGTAGTCGGTCAAAAAATTCCTTGGCGTTTTCTTTTTTTAGCCGGGAAATCAAGACCGCTTTTGCCGCGTTTCTTCTTTGTCGCGCGCTAATTGATTCCACCGTTTCGGTTGATCCTTCGATCATGGTGGTTGAAAAAATATCGGAAAGCGTCGTTTCGATTAGTCTGTCTTTTTCTTTAGGCATGGCAACTGGTTTTTAAAAACAACACTCATAAAACTTCGACAGGCTCCTT